ATATGGCAGTTTGCCCTGCTCAAATAGCGCCTTAATGCGCAGTTCAAAATCAATCAGATCCTGCTTGTTCATACAAAGGCGTCGTGACTATCGGTGGCCAGCTTTTCAAATAGTGCCACCTTGCCGTGATTGGCGCATTCATGCAGGCAACTGACGCCAGGGTTAAAGTTTTTATGCCATGCTTTTGCCTCTTCTCCGAACCATGCTTGGCTAAATGATTGATCCTTCATGGATGCGATCCGGCCGTGATTGCTGTATGCGGTATTGTGGCATGCGTAGATATTAAGATCCGCACCTACCACGCAAACGGCCTGAGCGTAAAGACAGCGATGGAATGGCCGAACGGGCGACTTGCTTGGACTATCCAGATCGTAGGTCGTGTTAATGGTAAAATCTGAATCGCAAAAAGATTGGCACTCGGCCAGTTGCTCGCGCACCCTGGTCGCAATCGTGTTGTGATATTCTTTAAAGTTCTGCACGTACACGGGCGAGAAGCGGACATTACTTACGCCTGAATCCTTGAGCTGTTTAGCGAACGGAACTAGCCCCTCGTAATTGTAGCGGGTAATAATAAAGTTAATCCCAAGATCGCAGCTCTCCGTTTTCGTGTTGGAAAAGTTTTTAATATTCTGCATTACGGAATCAAACGATCTGTCGGGCACGTTACGGCTAGACGCCATCTGCTCTGCGCTTGTGTAATCCATTGAAATCCTAACCCACTTTGCTTTGCCTAATACTTCCGCCCTTTCCCCCGCAAGCAGTTGGCCGTTGGTAATAATGGATAGATCCAATCCAGACGAGACTGTCTTAGTCATAATCTCGACAATGTCTTTATGCAGCAAAGGCTCTCCGCCACCGCTAAAGGTAACGGCTTTTGTTCCCATGCTTGAAAGATCCTCTATTAGTTCTAGCGCCTTATCTCGTGGCATCACGTCCCGCTCGTTCATGCTGGTGTGCATGCCAGCCTGTAGGTGTAAGTCAGGCCGATCCTTGGGCCGAGTTGTGCCGTCAGAATAGACGCAGAAACGGCAGGCGTGATTACAGATATTCGTCGGTTTAATCCGCACGTAGATGGGTGCGGTGATAATGTCGTCGCGAAAGCTGGCGATCTTCTCTGGGAACGAAAAGATCTTAAGGTCGCTGTACTTGTTCTGCTTCACCACTCATCCTTTCGCTCGACCAGCATGGTGGATGTCCCAGCGCTCAGTCTTTGCAATGCGTTTTGATATTCGCTCACTACACTTTCCTTCTTTAGTTCGACAATTGGGAAATCGATCATCTTCCTAAGAGCTTCGGTGAAGTCCTGCGTATGGGTTGGCCCCGTGTAGAGCGGCTTGTTTTTGTTTCCTATAACTACCCGCAAGATGGCGGCGGGTTTGAATTGATTGCAGCTAATGTGTTGCGCTGCGCCTAGGTGATTCACTATGGCGTCCAGTGCGTTCAGAATAAAATCCATCCGCTCAATAAATACGACGGGCTTAAGCCCGGCTAAACTCAGGCCCGTGGCTAGTCCTACCATCAGATTTTCAGCAACAGGCGTTTCGATCAGTTGTGAATCCGAAACATTATTGAGCGTGCCCGCTGCCCGGCCGCCTATCTTTACCCCGTAGCCTATAAACCTGACGGCCGGATCGGCCGCCAATAAATCCATTGCCTGAGTCAGCTCCTTCTTCACAATAAGCCTTCCTCTTCAAGAATGTGCAGGGCGTGAAATCCGCTCCTAGCCATCTGACCGCGTTCGGTAAATATGACTGTCTCGGTATCTGCGCACAGCAAATGGAAGGCTTTTTTGTTATGAACGTTTAGGCACGGCCAGCTCGGCCCGGTGGATGTTCCGATGACGGCTTTTGCCTTGGCAGCCGTTGCACCTATCCAAGTCACGTTCTTGTTATCAAATGCCGGGCATAATCCAGTATCCACTGTGCTGATTACCCGATGGCCCTTGCTAACTAGTTTAGATACTAGGTTGCGAAAGTCTTCGGGGTTAAAGTTTGTGAATTGACCAGACAGCCCTGGCGAATTTATCACGACGATGTCGCAATCTGGCGCCATCGGAATGAAAGAATCTAACGCCGGATAGTCAAACAGGAGGTCATCGACTTTCTGGATCGGATTCTTTACGCACATCCTGCTGGCCAGTTCCTCAAACCAACATAGATGAAATTTGGCAAAGTTTAATTTGTCCGGGTGACGCTCCCAATATCCTCCTGCATTACGCCAAGAATCAATACTACCGGCAGGCGCTTCGCTGATTGGTCGAATGTGTAGCCGTAAAGACATATCGCTACGCAAGGCATCAATCTCCTCAAACTTGCACAGCTCTGGATTGTGATAGTGCGTGATCTCAATATCTGGATTTTGCAGGCATAGCCGACGTAGAAAGTTTAACTGCACCAAGTTGTCGCCCAAACGCAGTGCGTTGTGAGTGTGAATCACGGGTTACGTTCCTTAAATATCTTTTCGCCCAGCTCATAGTTCTCCTTGGCGTTGTGCCGTTTAAATTCCGCGTCCTGCGCTGCGCCCGTGAAGAGCGGATTGTTGTGAGTGAATACGATGTCCTTAGCGGGAATGATGACGCCGTCATAAGCAGCTCTCTTGGAAAATTCGTTGTCGGAGAATATGCCGGAGCATGCGTCATATTCTGCGGCAAACATGGCGCCCTGATCTTGCAGTCGTGCTTTGGTAAGGATTGCCATGCACAGCAGATCGTCTTTGCGGTGGCCGTCGGAAATCGCCAGTACCTTGGGCTTGCTGGTATCGCCAATCCTATCGCTAATTATCTTGTCCCAATGCAGCGGAGGGTCCCAATCATCGGAGCCTTGGATGATGATCTCACCACGGGCTACTTCGGCCGCTCTGTTCCAAGCGGCAATGCACCCGCCCTTGCCTTTAACGATTCCCCAATTTTTCAGCATGTCGGCTTTAGGGTCGTCATCGTCGACTGAGTAGATCCACTCAACTGACGCTGGATCTGCCGCCTTTTTCATCCACAAGATGCGGGCGTTGATCGCTTCTTGTGGGCGGCCTCGCGTAGCGTGGCAGACGGTAATTTTTACGGGCTTCTGCGCCCTCCACATGTTCTCAATTTTTTCTGCTTCCTTGGTATCACCAACGGCTTTGCAGGCCGCTAGGTATAGATCGATGCACTCAAAGTCGTACACGGTGCGCTGGGCGTTCCATATCTTTACGCCCGGATCGGGCTGCACCATGGCCGATTTTAGCAAGTGATAAGCCTGCAACCACGCACCCACGCTCGCCTCTTCCCTGGCTAAATAGTAAATCGCCTCCCTGCGCCCAGGGTTCATCTGATGAGCCTTTTGGTATAGGCCAATCCTGACCGTGCGATCTTGCGTGGCCGTGGCCTGATTGCAGGCGGCCTCGTAAGCCAGCGTTGCCTCCTGCCCCGGCCAGACGGCCGCAACGTGTGACCACGGCTCAGATTCCGTCCTGCGATTACCTAAGAAAAGTTCCTGCTGGTAGTAGTAGGCATACTTGCCCGCCTCGCTTAACTGGCCCTGAAGAATGCGCAGATTCCGATCGGCGCTACCCGCCTTGTAACCACCGGGGTGATGTTCCACCCATACCGTCTGCTCGCCCACAGATTCCAGCCCAGCATTAGGCAACAGCGCCTCATGCACGGCATAATTCCACCTACCAGACCATACGCCGTCTATACGCCGCACCATGCGCTCACGTACTGGCCTTAATTTGGCGTTTATAACGTCATAGACGCCTGCATAGATGCCGAGCTTAGGATTCTGCTCAAACGCTTCCACGCCCCTTTTAAGAGCGTTTTTGAGGTCTTTATGTGGCAAGTCATCGCAATCCACCCATACCGCATATTCGCTAGTGCAGGCATCCAGCGCGGTGTTGCGGGCGGCGGCAAAGTTGTCGACGTGTGGCCAGCTCGCCCCTGCGGGTGCGTTTTTATATTCGACGATTTTGGCGCCTGCCTTTTCAGCGATCTCCCGCGTGCCATCGTCAGGTCGGCCACCCTGGGCAATGCAGACCACTAGCTCGTCGCAGTATGGTAAAAATGCCGTTACAAAGCGCTGCATGAATTGCGCCTCGTGCCCGGCGATTGCGTAGATGGAGATTTTAGGATTTCGAGTGGCCATTCTAAACCTCTCGCAACCCGAGCACGTAACTACCGATGGAAGTATCAATCGACGCCACCCGATAGCTGACTGAGTTGGCCAGTAGAATAGATCCAATAGTCGGAGCGGTGGCCATGTTCGCCACGTCGATGGTAAAGGTAGAGTTTAGATCCAGATCAAACCCGCCAAGCTCCACGCTTTCTTTGCGGGTGATCGTCGAAAGGATGCCAGTGACGCCAGTAGAACCAATGGTGGCCGCTGTGCCAGTTTGAGTATAAAGAGCGGCCAGACTTTCTTTTAACGCTTCTGTGAATTCAGACATGTGAGGATTTCTTAAAGTGGAAAGGGCGGTGAGCCTTTCAGCCCACCGCCCTCCCCGAGTGAATTAGCTACCGTTGATACGAACCAAGCTCGCGGGCTCTCCGGCTTTCACGCCGTAGATTAGGGCGTAGGTGCGTTGGAGCATGCCCTTGACCACGTCGTAGTTCTCACGAACTTGGACGGAAAGGCCAGTGCGGGGTTCCGTTACCACAGAAATCTCTCCGGGTATGGGAACGCCTGTTGGTACTTCAGGAACGCGAGTCGCGATCAATAGGGCTTCCTGTTGGGCGAAGAATCCGCCGAGCGTGATGCTGTTGGAAGGCACTGCGCTGTACTGGTTGATGTTGAATCCAGCAACGTTTCCGATCCCAGCCGTGCGAACGAGGTCGCCGGTGATCTGAGGATTGGCCACGACGGTCGTATCATTCAAGAGTGCGCCGTAGAAGCTGGGGTTAAGAACAGCGTACCGGCCGTTGACTGGCACGTTGTTGTTGTTAAGGGTGATTCCGGCAGACACTACCGAACGGTAGGAGAAGGCGCTGGAAGCAACCGTCAATGCGCTGGTGAAGGTGGAGGAAGTCACGAGGGCCAACAGATCCCCAACCATTTGCAACCCGAGGGCGTGCGCGGCTGCGCCGGCGAAACGCTCAATCAGGTTGATGTTGGAGCTGGTGCGCTCTTGATCGTCCACAGAGTAGGAAACGTGCTTGAACTTGTTGAGGGTGATCTGCACGTCCGTCTGAGTTGTCGCAGTCGCTACGTAGCCGTTAGCCTGCGAGTAGTCCTGAGCGGTCGTCGCAGAGATACGGTGGGTAAAGACTGACGCGTTGTATTTAGCTGCTTCGCTGCTGAAATCCGTTACAGAGTTTCTCAGGAAGCTGTAATCTGCCACGAGGATCTCGAGAGCCCTCTGAGCGATTACATTGGCATTCGTTGTTCCGATTGTGTTGGCCATTGTAGTGTTCTCCTAGTGGACTGGATTACAGTCCGAGTTTGCGAAGAAGTTCCGACCGACGGGCCGGATTCTTTTCCGCGTTGAATTGATTGAGGATTTCTGCCCGGCCGAGCGGTTGGCTCGATTCAGCGGGAACCGCCACTGCGCCAGCAGCGTCGGCCTTGGCTTTTTCCAAAGTCACGGCCTTGTCGTCGGCCTTGGACATTTCTTCTTTTTTGTAACCCATCTCCTCGTCATCTTCGTCCTCTTCGATCTTGGGAGTCAGCATGCCGATTAGTTTGGTCAACATGGCCGCGATGTCGGTCAGAGTAGGCTCAGCCATCTTTTGCTCGTCCTTTTTCTCTTCGGGCATTTCAGCCAGTTCGGCTTTCGGTGCTTCGACAACTGCGGGAGTTTCGACGGCAGGAGCTTCGGGTGCGGGAACTGCCACAACGGCAGGCTCGCTCAGCTCCTTTTTGACTTCGACGGGTGCTTCGTTCATTTGCAGTTTTTTCATGTCAACTGCTGAGAAGGCAGAAAACATTCCTGCGGGATTGGCGGCCGGCTCAGAAACGATTGAGCAGTCATAGATTTCAGTCACCCGGGCAAAGCGTTCCGCCCCCATGATCTCGGGCACGCCGCTAAAGGTGAGAGATATGCCAAAGCCTTCGGGCAACACTTGGGCCAGCTGCTCGACAAACTGAGCCTCGTTAGTGTTAAAGAGGTTTAAATCGCCCAGCAGGCGGTCGCCTTTGATTGAAAAATTATCGATGTAACCAAGGATTCCGGTGACGGGTGCGCCGTGGCCCATGGTCACTTTGATCCGCTTCATGCTTTGCGCCACTTTGAGCGCTTGCTCGAGCGAGGTTTGGTCGATCTTGAGGTTGTGGCCCCTAGCCTCTCCAACCGTTAAAATAGAAACGCTGTTTAGTTTGTTGGCCATATAGGCCATAACGAACGTCAACTTTAGAGCAGATCGCCGTCAGCTTCGCGGTAGCTTTTCTTTACCTCGCCACCACCTGCCATCTTTAAGAATTTGTTTACCCTGGCAATCGCCCAAGCCGTGCGGCTGTTTGGCCTGCCGCCGCTGATGGTTGGCCTAAAGCTCGTTGAGAAAGCGCCTGCACCCCTGCGAAAAACTTTCTTGAGTGCCCCTAGGGTTGGAGCCTTGCGATTGGGATGGCGCTTTTTAAAATCGGCTATTTTATTTTTCAAAGTTTCTTCAACGGCTTCGCTGATCTCGATATCCCCTGCCTTTGACCTAGTGGAAGCTGTGCCGGCTGGGTTCGTATCGCTACCCTTCTTGCGTTCACTTGCTGGCGCGGGTGTTTGGCTGGCTGACTTCGGTCCCGGCCGGGCTGCCATCTCACGGGCGATCCGGCGCATCTGTACCGCTGCCCAGCTCTGGGCAGGATCGCCACCCCATAACGCCCAAGCTATCCGGCCTGCCGATGGGAATCCGGGTTCGCCAGGGTTAAAGCCTTCCCCTTTTTTATCGACTTCATGCCTCGCTAGGTATGAGCTGATGCGGGCGATTGTCTCGTCTGGAAAGTCTACGTTATTGATTATATCGCGTGCCCTAGCCACGCCCACCTCAGTCCCGCCCCGCTTGTATTCCCTACGCCACTCTAGCCCCTTCTTGGCTTCGGCAATCATGCCGGCCGTAGGTTTAGCTAATTCTGTTTTTTCTTTTTTTTTAAGCCCGATTGCGCTTGCGATCATGTCTAGTTCTTTGTCGCTGAGCTTGTAGTCGGGATCGTCCCGCATGGTGAAAGATTCTGTTTGTGGCTTTGTGGATAGCTTCATCTGCCTAGCACAAACGGCTGCCCTTTGATCGTTTTCTGGGAACTCGGATACCATTGTTGGATTACCCATGCACCGTTTTATAAACTTATCATCAGTTTCGCCTGCGTTTTGTGTTGGCAAATCTAGCTCAACCCTTGCGCTTAGCTCCGCATCCGGCCCAGCGTTCGGATCTTTTTCTGGATTAACTGGCGTGGGTTCGTCGATTGCGGGTGCTTCTTTGACTACTTCCACCGGGGCCGCCACGTCGGTCTGTGGTGCGACTGTTCCAATCGATGCTACGAATTCGCGCTCTTTTGCAATCTGCCTGACTTGCTCTTCCCAATCTTGGCCAAGTTCGCCAAAGTAATCCTGCAAGCTAGATAGGCCTGCTTTGTAGTCCTCGCGTGCCTGCATTGCCTCACGCCCTGCGTCCACAGTCAGCGACTTCGGAGTCTGCCACGTTACCTTTGCGTAATCCTCGACGGCCGGTAGATCGCCGTTAGCGATTGCGCCGCCGATGAAGTAGCGCCATGCACGATTACAAAATCTATCGATGAGTAGGCGTTGCCGTTGTTCAAATCTGCGCTGCGCCTTGGCTACAATAAACCGCATCCCAGCCCCGCCGACGCTGGCTGGGTCGTAAACGAATTCAACAGGCAAGCCGAGTCCCATGGCCACGTCACGGATTAGGAACTTGGCGAAAGGTTCAAAGCCAGCGTGCGGGCGGTTCGGCCCGATCATCTCGATCTTTTCGCCAGGTGAAAGGCGCGGGATAGTTGCCGAGCTGGTGATCTCCTCGCGGGCGATAGTGGGTTCGCCAGTGTCTTGAGCCTGCACGGTTCCAAAGAATCCGCCCTGCCCGGCCAGCTCGTCGCCTTGGTCGGTGGTGATGACTGCCGCAATCGATCCCTGCAATTTTAAAGCGTCCTTTTCAAACTCGCCTAGCATTTTCAAATCACGGACGTGGTTCAATGCGCGAGCGAGCGAAGATCCTCCCCGAATCTGATCAGGCCGTTCCAGCTCCATTAAATGAATAACGGTATCTGCGCCCAA